GCCGCGTGCGCGCGGCCGCAAGTTTCACCGGGTTTTTTGACCATCATGGGTAAACGCGGTCCCAAGCCGATGCCTGCCGCAGCCCGCAAGCTGCTCGGCAACCCCGGCAAGCGTGCGATCCGGCCCGACCTCCCGGCCCCGTCCGGTGCGCCGCCGATGCCGCAGCGTCTGATGGTCGAGCCCCAGGCCGTGGCCAAGTGGAACGAGTTCGTGCCGCTCCTGCTCGAACTCGGCACGCTCACCCAGGCCGATGGCGAAGCCCTGGCGACTTTATGCGAGGTGTACGCTGCAACGCAGGCGTGCCTTTTGGAGTTGCGGGCGACCGGCCCGGTGATGCGGACGGACCTCGGGGGCGTGAAGCCCAACCCGGCAGGCCCGTTATATCGAAGTTTAGTGGCGCTCCAGGCGTCGCTAATGGGCGAGTTTGGATTGACCCCGACCAGTAGGACACGGCTCGGTGCCAAGGAAGAAAAGCCAACCGACGAAGTTGAAGAGTTCTTCAAAGTCCACGGGGCATGATCTCACGCCCGAGGGCGAGGCGAAGTACCAGCGCGTCGTTCACTTCTTTGAGAAGATCCTGCGGCACAGCAAGGGGCAGAACGCGGGCAAGGCGTTCACGCTTCTGCCGTGGCAGCATCAGGTGATGCGTGAGATCTTCGGGCGGCTGAACCCAGACGGCACGCGGCAGCATCGCGTTGGGTACATCGAACTCCCGAAGAAGCAAGGCAAGAGCACCACACTTGCCGGGATCGCCCTCTACATGACGGCCTTCGACTCGGAGCCGGGGGCCGAAATCTACGGTGCGGCCTGCGACCGTGAGCAGGCTGGCATCATCTACCGGGAAGCGGCGTCAATGGTGCGGGCCTCGCCTGCGTTGTCCCGCCACCTAGAGGTCATCGACAGCCGCAAGACGATCGTGCATAAGGCAAGCAACTCGTTCTATCGGGTGCTCTCGGCAGATGCGTTCCGTGCGGAGGGGCTCAACATCCACGCCCTGCTCTTCGACGAGCTCCACGCCCAGCGGGACCGGCGGCTGTGGGATGCCCTGCGGTACGGCGGTGCCGCGCGTCGGCAGCCGCTCATTCTCTCCATCACGACGGCGGGCTACGACCGCAAGAGCATCTGCTGGGAGCAGCATGCCTACGCGGAGCGGTGTATCGCCGACCCCACGGTGGACCCGGCCTTCTTCGGGTGCGTCTATGCTGCGTCGCCCGAGGACGATTGGAAAGACCCAAAGACGTGGCACAAGGCGAACCCTTCGCTGGGCGAGACGATCACGGTGGAGTCGTTCGCCGCCGACGCCCGCGAGGCCGAGCAGTCGCCCTCGAAGCTGAATTCGTTTCTGCGATACCGGCTCAATGTTTGGACAACCCAGGATGTCCGCTGGATCAGCCCAGATACTTGGGCCAAGTGCGGCGGCCCGCTGCGGGACGAATTGGAAAAGCGGGAGTGGTATGCGGGCCTCGATCTTGCGACCACCTACGACTTGTCGGCCTTCGTGATGGTGAGCCAGGCGGAAGACGGCACCTTCGACGTGATGCCCTTCTTCTGGGTGCCGCAGGAGAACGCGGCCGAGCGGACGCAGCGGGATAAGGTGGACTACATCGGCTGGATTCGCGACGGGTACATCAGGGCCACCGATGGCAACGTCACCGACTACGACGTGATCCGCCGGGACATCGTGGAACTCTCGCAGCGGTTCAACATCCGGCAGGTGGGAATCGACCGCTGGAACGCCACCCAATTGGCCACGCAACTGCAAGGCGAGGGGGTGAATGTGACAGGCTTCGGGCAGGGCTACGGCTCCATGAGCAGCCCCGCGAAGCTGCTGGAGAACCTCGTGCTGTCGGAGAAAATCCGCCACGCGAATCATCCGGTGCTCTCGTGGATGGCTGGCAACGTGGCTGTGCAAAGCGACCACCAGGGCAACATCAAACCGAGTAAGGCGAAGAGCACGGAACGCATCGACGGCATCGTGTCGCTGGTCATGGCCCTCGGGCTGCACGCGACGGCCACGGCCCCGCCACCCGAACAATCCTGGGACATCATCAGCATATGAGCGAAAACGCCGCCGACTTCAGGATGTTCGACCTGCGTGGCATCGACTGGCCCGAGGTTTCGTCGAGCCGCACGCCTTCTGGCATCCGCGTCAACGCCGACAACAGCATGGCCTGCTCGGCCTACACCGCCTGCATCCGCGTCATCTCGGATGCCGTCTCCGCCCTGCCGCTCCACGTTTACGAGCGAATGGCGAATGGTGGCAAGGCGAAGGCCACGGCCCACCCCGTGTATCGCCTGCTCCACCAGCAGCCGAACCCCTGGCAGACGGCGCAGGAGTTCCGCGATTGGATGACCGGCATGTACCTGCACTACGGTGCGAGCTACGCCGAGATCCGCCCCGGTGCTCGCGGTGCCGTCTCGGAGCTGTGGCCGCTGCACTCGTCGCGGATGGAAGTGGAGCGGCTGGAGAACGGCCGCCTGCGGTACATCTACCGCGAGCCGAACGGGCGGCAGACGACCTACTCGCAGGAGCAGATCTTCGCCCTGCGGTTCACGACGGAAGACGGGATTCGGGCGATCCCCACCTACAAGATCTTTCAGAACGCGATCGGGCTGGCCCAGGCTCTCGAAGCCCACGGCAGCACCTACTTCGGCAACGGTGCCCGGCCGGGCATCGTGCTGGAGTCTGATAACCCGATTCCGGTGGAAGCCGCCGAGCGGCTACGCGAGCAGTGGGAGCGGATGCACCGGGGCGCAGATCGTGCGTTCCGCACGGCGGTCCTGCCGAACGGCGTGAAGGCCCACGAGTTGAGCGGCTCGAACGAGGCGGCCCAGTTCCTCGAAACGCGGCAGTACCAAGTCATCGAAATCTGCCGTGCGTTCCGCGTGCCGCCCCACATGATTCAGGATCTCACCCGCAGTACATATTCAAATATCGAAGTTCAAGGGACAGAATTCGTACAGCACTGCTTATTGCCTCATCTGAAGCGGTGGGAGGCGGCGATCTCTCGCGACCTCATCGTGGACGACGAGACCTATTTCGCGGAGCACAACGTCAACGGCCTGCTGCGGGGTGACCACACAAGCCGGGCGGCGTTTTATGTGTCGGCCCTGCAAAACGGCTGGATGACGATCAACGAAATCCGAGAGGCCGAGAACCTGAACCCGATTGGGCCAGACGGCGACAAGCACTTCGTGCAACTCAACATGACCACGCTCGACAAGGTTGGCCAGGACGCACCGGCACCGGAGCCGATGCCAGCGCCGCCCGTCGAGGAAGACGACAGCCCGGCCGACGACGCCGAGGACCAGGCCGAACAGGAGGATTCCACCGATGGAAATTGAACGCCGCTGCCTGACCGTAGACGAAGCACCCGAGTGCGAACTGCAAATCGAGACGCGCACCAGCGGGCGCGAGGCGATCCGTGGCCTGGCGGTGCCCTATAACCGGCTCTCGCTCGACCTCGGCGGCTTTCGGGAGCGAATCCTGCCCGGTGCCTTCGACAAGGTGCTGAACCGCCAGCGGGGCAAGGGCGAGATCCTTTCGTACTACAACCACAACAGCGACATGCTGCTGGGCCGCGAGTCGGCCGGAACGCTTGAGATCATCGCCGACGAGCGTGGCATCTCGTATGTCGTCGAGCCGCCGGATACCTCGGCGGGCCGTGACGTTCTTGCCCTGGTGCGGGCTCGCCTGCTGACGGGGAGCTCCTTCGCCTTCACCGTGAGCCAGAAGGGTGAGCGCTACACGACGGACGAGGGCGGCAAGGCGATTCGCGAGATCGTGGAGGCTTCCGGCCTTTACGAGGTCGGCCCCGTGAACGTGCCCGCCTACGGCAGTGCGACGACTGCGGTGGTGTCCCGGCGGTCCTATGAAGCGTGGCTGGCAGAGCAGGCTGCGGCCGTCGAAGCCGACGCCGATGCCGAGCCCGAAGTGAAGAGGGCCGTGCGTTCCCTGGTCCGTGACGCCGCTGCGGCGTGGACTCTGAGGCTCCGCAATGTCTGAAGCCCGCTGCACCTGCGGCGAGAAACTCCGCTGCCGTTCCAGCCGTCCCTGCGGTGACGAGCGGCAGCGGTATCTGCGCTGCCCCCGGTGCGGGGCTCGGGCGGTGGCGTTTGTGAAAACAACACTTTCCGAAGTGCGGTTCTGCAAGAGACCCGCCCGCTAGTGGCACTGTGGACTCCACGGCAATACCGCCGCAGGAGATTCACCACAGT